CAACAGAGGAATTAGTCCTACATTTACCATTGATACAGCAGATACATGGGAAAAGAAAACTATAACTATTGATGGTGATACTACTGGAGTAATTGATAATGATAATGGTGAAGGTTTAAGGTGTGGTTTTTTCTTTGTTGCTGGGACTAACTACACTTCAGGTACATTACAAACATCTTGGGCAACAGATACAACAGCAAACAGAGTATCTTCGTCACAAGTTAACCTAGCAGACTCTACCTCTAACTACATCAACATAACTGGAGTTCAGCTAGAAGTCGGAGAAGGTGCTAGTGACTTTGAGTTCTTACCTTATGATGTACAGTTAGCTAGGTGTCAGAGGTATTATACAAATGTAATTCATCTACAATGGTGTGGAGCTGTTTATACTCCAAACGGTGATACAAGAACACAAGTTTTACCCATAGGAACAATGAGAGCAAGTCCAACTCTTAATCCATCATCTTATTCTGCTCATTCTATTAATTTAGGAGCTAGTGGAAACGCAGTTAATACCCCTACTGCTACATGGAATCTTTCAGTAGTTCACGCAGGGAATAATCATTATTCAATTGACACAAATCAAAATGGTACTGTTTCTTACGCATCTGCAACTTCTGTTGCTATTGTAGGTCCGCATGGAGCAGGAACTATTACTTGTGATGCGGAGTTATAAAATGACTATTACAAATGCAAAATTAATAAAAAAACCTAATCCAGAAGATTATGATGCAGAATATTTATTAATAGGTATTAGAGTAACAATGAATGGACAAGAGTATACTGTTCCTATAGACACGAGTAATAGACATTATCAAGAATACCTAGAATGGGTTGCTGAAGGCAACGAACCAGAACCAGCGGAGTAAACATGGCATCTATAAAATTAAAAGGCGATACATCTGGTGAAGTCACCATATCAGCACCAGCAGTTGCAGGAACAACGACACTAGAACTACCTGCTACCTCTAGCACACTAGCAACACAGAATGCTTTAGGTGTGCGTAACCTTATCATCAATGGTGATATGAGGATTGCACAGAGGGGAACGAGTGCGACTACATATTCATTAAGTGCTGGTGGTTTTAGATTTGATGATGTAGATAGATTTTGTGTTAATGCAGGAAATGTTGCAAGTGGACAAGTAAGTTCAGAACAAATATCTTCTACTGGATTAGACGGATTTCCAACAGCAAAAAGAATAACAGTTACAACTGCTGAAGCATCTCCTGCAACCAATGGTTATATTGGATTTGTTACAGTTCTAGAAGCACAAATGTTACAACATTTAAAATGGGGAACATCAAACGCAGAAACACTAACATTATCTTTTTGGGTTCGCTCAAGCGTTACAGGAACATTTGGTGGTAATATCATAGGGACTGATTCAAGACCTTCTGAAAATAGAGCATATCCATATAATTACACAATTTCATCTGCAAACACTTGGGAAAAGAAAACAGTAACTATTACTGGTGATGTTGCAGGAACAATGAATAATGATAATGGACAAGGATTTGAATTAGACTGGTATTTATATTTAGGAAGTGATTATCAAAACGGAACAGAAAATATATGGAATTCTAACGCTTCAGGAAATTCATACCATGACAATACTGCTAAAACTAATTTATTAGCAACGAGTGGAGCAACATTTGATATTACAGGTGTCCAATTGGAAATTGGTTCTGCTACACCATTTGAACACAGACCATATGATATGGAATTAGCAAGGTGTCAGAGATATTATCAAGTATATAATAATATGATGCTTCGAGGTGTTGTTGGACCATCTGGCACATTAGGAGCAAGAATGGGTGGGCAGTTAAATGTTCCTATGAGGGCAACTCCAACCCTTACATTAGTTCAAACTGGAACTAATGAACATTTTAGATTATATGATGGGGCATCTTCTAGAACCACTAATGGTAGTGTAAATGCAAATTGGGGTGATAATTTTCAAATTGAATTAGATTTTAATGTCAGTGCAGGAATGACTCAAGGCAGAGCGTGTTGCACTTATCAAAATGCTACATATGGTAGTGATTTTAAATTTGATGCGGAGTTATAATGTATAAATTAATGCCAAACCGAACAATAGATAATGAAGTTATAGAATCAAAATCTATTAAAAGATTATCAGATAGTGCAATTATTCCTAAAGATGAAGCTAACACAGACTACCAAGAATATCTTAAATGGTTAGCAGAAGGTAATACACCAGAGGAGGCAGAATGAGCGTAACAATTAACGGCATAGGTTTTGTAGAAAACAGTACCACACTAGATACAAACTACACACTAGCAGATAATCGTAATGCGATGACTGCTGGTCCTGTAACAGTTGCAGACGGAATTGTTATTACTATCGGTGATGGTTCTACATGGAGTGTAGTATGACAACCCAGATAAAAGGAAATGATACAAGTACATTTGGTGGTAATGTAGATGTAACTGGTAATGTAGTTACAGATGCACCATGTTTTAGTGCATGGAAAAGCAGTGATACAGAAATTTCTCACAATGTCTTTACTAAAGTAGTATTTGATACAGAAGATTTTGATACTTCATCAGATTATGATACATCTAATGGTAGATTCACTCCATCTGTTGCTGGGTATTATCAATTATCAGGTTTTCTTCATCAAGAAGTTGATGGTGCAAATAAAGTTGCTTATGGATACTTTTATAAGAATGGAAATGCGTATCAAATTTTAAGTTTAGAAAGAGCGTCTACAGATACAAATACATCTAATACTGGCAGTGTTTTAGTATATGCCAATGGCACAACAGATTATTTTGAATTATATACGATTCAAACTTCAGGAGTGTCTACTACACTTTATGGACAACAAAAATTAACTAGATTTACAGGTTTTCTAGCGAGGGCAGTATGAGTACAGTAAAAAGTAAAAAACTACAAGTCGGAACAGATGCCACCTCATCTAACAACTTTACCATCTATCAACCAAGCACACCTGATGGCACATTAAGGATTGGTGTTGGTGATGCTGATAGTCCTACAGAGGTAGGTCAGTTCAATGCTAATGGATATAAACCAGCTACTGCTCCATTATTTAGTGCTAGACCTAATGGAAATAAATCAATCTCAAGTGCAACATGGACTAAATTAATTGCTGATACAGAAATACATGACGCAACAAATGACTACGACCATACTACTAACTATAGATTTACACCATCAGTAGCTGGTTATTACTTGCTTAATTTGTCTGTGAGATTTGCAAATGCAAGTGGTGGAACTTATCATGCTTTAAATATATATAAAAATGGTTCTGCTTTTGCTTATGTAAATGCTAATAGATTTACAGTTTCAGCAAATGCAATGACCATTCCATCAGGTTCTCAAATAATTTATCTTAATGGCACTACAGATTATATAGAAGCATATTGTTATGTTAATGTAACAACAAATATGCAAAGTGATTCAAGATTTCAAGCATATTTAATACAACAAGCATAAGGAGAATAACTAATGGCATTATACGATAAAATTTTAGCAGCAAGACCTAACCTAACACAGGATGACTTTTTACCTGACACAGGCACAATCATGCTACAAAATGATAGCGATGGTAAAGGTGACTACATCAAAGCATGGAATCACCCTACTGAAACACAACCAACTGCGGAAGAATTAGCATAATGACTATATCTATTAAACCTACAGCATCTGGTTCTACGATAGAGCAAGATGGTAGCACCATATTAACTGTAGATGGTAGTGGCAATATTACGCCTAGTAATGATTTGTATCCTAAAGCTCCAGCATTTAGTGCATATCCTAGTTCTAACCTTGCATTTTCAACAAATGTATTTACTAAAATAACATTTGATACAGAAGATTTTGACACAACTTCTGCTTACGATACTACTAATTATCGATTTACTCCTCAAGTAGCTGGATATTATCATGTTAATATAACTTATAAAATAGAAACTATATCACATCGAGCTGTATTAAGTTTATTTAAAAATGGAAGCGAATATAAAAGAGTAATGGATGTTCAAGCAAGTAATACTAGATTTACTCATGGTTCATGTATTGTTTATTTAAATGGTTCAACAGATTATATTGAAGCGTATGGGTTATCTAGTTCTAACACTACCGCAATAGGAACTGCAACTGCACAATTTTCAGCACACCTAGTGAGCGTATAATGTTTGGCATAAGTGCATTTTCTCAAGCACCATTTAGTTCTCTAGCAGGTGCAGTCTTATTAGGACAAGCAAGTGTTACTGCTGATGCTACAGTTGTATCTACTGCTGTAAGATTACGCACATCTAATGGTGATATATCATCTACTGCAACTATTACATCTGATGCAATACTCATATTAAATGGTGTAGGTGCAGTTAGTGCTGTAGGCTCTGCTGTTATAGATGCAACAAGATTAAGAACAACATCTGGTGCAGTAAACAGTACAGCAAGTGCATCTCTATCTTATGTCAGAATTAGAGGTAACTCTGGTGACATACTAGGTTATGCACTGTTTGATGCAGAAGGATTCTCTCTCGCAGTAGCTAGTGGTGCTATCTTCTCTAATGTCAGTGTTACAGCAGATGGATTTAGTGAGGCTAGGTCTAGTGCAAGTATTAGTGCAGATGCTACAGCAAGTGCATTAGGTGGTTTAGTTGTTGGTGCAAAAGGAACAATTAATGTTCCTGCTGTAGTTGAATGTTTAGCAGTAGCTAGATACGCAGGTGAAGCAACAATTAACTCTAATGGAGTAATAACAGCATCAGGTTATTTACTTGGTGAAGAGTGGTCAGATAGTGAGGTTGGTACAGAAACATGGACAACATCATCTACTGGAAATGAAATATGGGTGGAAGACACACCTGAAACAAACACATGGTTACGACAAGGATAAAACATGGCAAAAACCAAAATATCAGAATACGATTCAAATGCAGCTAGTAATACCGATGTAGATGGTGTTAATATTGCCGAATCGTGTCCTCCATCAGGCATTAACAATGCTATTCGTGAGGTTATGGCACATCTTAAAGACTTTCAGTCTGGTACAAGCGGTGATAGTTTAACTAATGCAGGAACATTAACATCATCAGGTACATTAGCTGTTACTGGTGGATTAACATTAGACGGTAGTGCAGGTACATCAGGTCAGGTTATTGTATCAACAGGCTCTGGTAATACACCCGCATGGGGAAGTGGTTTTCCTTCAGGCGGTATTATTATGTGGTCTGGTTCTGTAGCAGCTATTCCAGCAGGTTGGTATTTATGTGATGGTACAAATGGCACACCTAACTTAACAGATAGAATGGTGATTGGTGCAGGTAGCACATACTCTGTAGACGGCACTGGTGGTAGTAAAGATGCTATTGTAGTATCACACACCCACTCTGGTTCAACATCTACTGTTGGTAACCACACCCACACAATGAATACAAGATGGGATTGGTTTGACGAATCTATTGAATTACAAAGAACTGTATTTCCATTTTCAACTGGAACAACATCAGGTCGTGAAGATACTAAAACAACAAATGGTGCTGGTTCACACAGTCACACAATGTCATTAAACTCTACAGGTTCTAGTGGCACTAATGCAAACTTACCTCCATACTATGCACTAGCATTTATTATGAAATCATAAGGATACAGAATGGCAAATACATACTCATACAATATATTAAATATAGAAGTTACACCAAGTTTTAACGGTATGACAGACATTGTCTGTAATGTTGATTTTGAATACATTGCTAATAATGGTAATGGTGTTACTGCAAAAGTGGTGAGAAGGAAACCATTTTGGGAAGCAGACCCTGCTAACTTTACACCATATAGCTCTATCACTAAACAACAAATTATTGAATGGATTGAAGCAAGCACTGATATGAACGCTTTAAAAAAGATAGTTGATTATGAATTAAGTGTAGCAGAAAGACCAGCACCAGTAGAAAAAGCATTACCATTTTAAAGGACATACATGGCAACCAGAATACAATTTGAAGAATGGTTACCTGACCAACCATCTATTACATCACTACGAGATGCTAAAAATGTATATCCTACCTCTGTAGGTTATGCTCCATTTGCTAATTCTGTAGACTTTTCACAAGCTGCATCATCTAACCTAAACTCTGTGTTTGGTGCTAAATACGGTGACGAAGTAGTTATCTTTGCAGGTAGTACAGATAAAATATTTAAACTAGATGCAACAGACTTATCGCTAGATGATAAATCGAAAGCTGGTGGTTACTCTGGCAACACATGGCAATTCTGTCAGTTTGGTAAAGTAGTCATTGGTGCTAACAACCAAGATAAGTTACAAGCATGGACAATCGGCACATCATCAGCATTTGCTGACCTAAATGCTAATGCACCTACAGCTAAATATGTCACAGTAGTTAGAGATTTTGTAGTGACTGCTAATTTAGATGCAGGGACAAACACCAACAAAGTACAATGGTCTGATATTAACGATGAAACCACATGGACATCTGGTACAACATCACAAGCAGATTATCAGATTATCCCTGATGGTGGTGACATTACTGGGATTACAGGTGGTGAAATAGGTCTTATCTTTTTAGAGCGTTCTATTGTCCGTATGAGCTACGCAGGCTCGCCATTATTCTTTCAGTTCGACACTATATCAAGAGGACTAGGCTGTTTAGAAGGTAACTCTATTGCACAGTACGGAGCTACATCATTCTTCTTATCTGCTGACGGTTTCTATAAATGTGATGGTCAAACAGTCACAGGTATTGGCACAGAGAAGGTGGATAGATACTTCTTTAATGATGCAGATATTACAGACCTAGATACAATTACAGCAGCAGTAGACCCTATTAAAAAATTAGTGATATGGAACTATGGTAATGTTGATGGTGGTCGTAGTATTCTGATTTACAACTGGCAATTAAATAAATGGTCAAGAGCAGATACTGATTCTACAGGAGTTGGTTCTATTACTACCACAGGCGAAACGCTAGAGTCATTAGAAGCATCTTTAGGATATACCACATTAGAGTCTATCCCAGCATCACTAGATGACCGATTATGGGTAGGTGGTAAGTTCTTATTTGCAGGTTTTAAAGATGACAAGATTACAACTTTTACAGGCTCTACCTATAATTCAGAACTAATTACACCAGACCTAGAACTAGGATATAACTCTGTAGTAACCCTTGCTAGACCACAAATAGATAATGGTAGTGCAACAGTTAAAATAGCATCAAGAAGAGAACTAGATGGTAACATTCAGTTTAGCTCATCTGTAACCACATCATCTGAAGGTCGTGCTAGTTTAAGAAGTGCAGGTCGTTATCATAGACTATCTGTAAGCCCTACAGGTAACTGGACAAACGCAGTAGGAGTAGATATAGAAGTTAAACCACAAGGTAATCGATAATGGCTAACCAGTTTCGTAGACTACAACCACAGTATGCAGATACTCGTGAAATTGCAGAAGTTACTAACAGTATCCTAAATGGCAAATTAAACTGCACAGGAAGTATTGAATTAGCAACAACAGGAACAGAAACAACTTTATACAATGAAAGAATTGGATATGATTCAGTAATTCTTTTAGTGCCTAGAAGTTCAGATGCGGCTGGAGAAACTGACCATGTATATATTAAGTCTAAAGCAATTGGTAGTTGTGTGATTGGTCATAGACAACATGGACACGCAGTTTGTTTATGGGATTATGTTATAATAGGGTAGTGTATTTCTAGGATTTCTATCATGGAAAAAAACCTATTTGTAGTCCCTACTAATCATATTCATCAATTCTGGCATTTAGCTGAACCACACTTACAAAAAGCAATCGATGTAAGTTCTGGTGAATTTACTATAGACCAACTAAAACAATTTGTAGCACAAGGACAATCAGATTTACTACTTGTGTTGGATGACAACAAACAATGCTACTGTGCTTTTACAGTGCAATGGATAAATTACCCAAACGACAGAGTTGCCTATATTACATATATAGGTGGTGTGACCAATAAGAAATGTTGGGAACAGTTCTGTATATGGGTAAAGAACAATGGTGGAACAAAGATACAAGGTTCTACCAAACTGGATGGTATCGTCAGATTATGGCGTATCAAATGGGGTATGCAACCTAAATATACACTAATGGAGTTAAAATTATGATATGGCTACACAAATTACTAAATGTTAAAAATTTAGTAGAAATGTTTACTTTTTATGGCGGTGGTGGAGGCGGTGGTTCGTCTAAACAAACTACTCAACAACAGCTAGACCCTACAGTCCGTCCTTTCGTAGAGTATGGTTTACAAGAGGCAAAACAGTTATATCAATCAGATACTCCAACATACTATCCATACCAGACATATGTAGACCCATCAGCACAAACACAACAAGCATTACAAGCTGCACAAACAAGAGCATTAGCAGGTAGTCCATTAGTACCAGCCGCTCAACAACAACAGCTTGCTACCATACAAGGTCAAAATTTAGGTCTCAATCCATACTTTGCTAACGCACTACAAGGTGCAGCAGGGGTTGCTACTACACAGTTCCAAGATGCACTAAAAGATATTGCATCTCAAGCATCACAAGCTGGTCGTTATGGTTCTGGTGCTATGGCAGATTTACAGTCAAGAGCATCTAGCAATCTAGCTAAAGAACTAACATCTAGAGCTGGAGAACTAGCTTATCAAAATTATGCGGCTGAAAGAGCAGCACAAGAAAGAGCTATTGCGAGTGCTCCACAAATGGCACAAGCAGATTACCAAGACATTCAACAGTTACTCAATGTAGGTAAAACAGCAGAAGACTATCAAAGACAAGCACTAGAGTCAGATATTGCTAGATTTGAGTTTGAGGAAAACAAACCTTACACTAAATTACAATCTTACTTATCTGCTGCATACGGTGCTCCTATGGGTCAAGTTTCTACGACTAAATCATCAGGAGGAGGTAAGTAATGGCTATATTCGGTGCATTAGCTCCAATTCTTATTCCAGCCGCAGTAGGTGCTGTGACATCTGCTGCTTTTGGAAAAAATCCATTACAAGGTGCTGTAATGGGAGGAGTTTCAGGTGGTTTATTAGGTGGTGGTTTTGGCGACTTATTTAAATTAGGTTCAGAAATAGGCAAATCTGCTGTTACAAGTGGAGCTGCTAACGGAATGACAGCATTTGGTGCATCTCAAGCTCCTTTGGCAAATGCTTCTTTACTTGCTCCAGAAGCAATTACATCTACCGCAATGAATTCTGCATACACTGGTCCAGTCTCTGGAACTGTCGGTGGTAT